CACAAGGTTCTACTCAAGGTGTTATATGTGTTCTAAAAGGTGAATCCTTTGAATTTTCTAAAATAAAAGGTATAAAACCTGCTTCAACAGATACGTTTATAAGTGCAGGAAATGTAATAATTTTACATGGTGATTATGCTAATGGGTTTGTTTATAGGCAAGAACAAGGCAATGACTTTGATGGTACAATAATAAGTGGTAAATATAGAAGTCCTGATTTAACATTTGGTGATGCAGGTATACGTAAACATATGCAACGTGTTATTGTAAACTTTGAACCTGAATCATCAATAGATGCAGATTTATTTTTAAGATATGATTATGAATCCAGAGATGCTGTTCAACCTTCAGCTTATCCTTTAGATTCAGAAGATGTTGCAGCCTTATATGGAACATCTACATACGGAACAAGTTCTAGTTTAAAAGGAACCTATGGTGGAACGTCAAGACCTTTGTTTAGACAATCAGTGGAAGGTTCAGGGTTTGCAGTTGCACTAAGAGTAAATGATGGTGGTTCTACTGCACCATATTCGTTAAAAGGATTTCAACTAGAATATCAAACAGGAGCTAGAAGATAAATGGGTCAAACATACACTAGACAATCCTCCTACAGTGATGGAGACGTAATAACTGCCGCTCATACCAATGATGAGTTTAATCAGTTATTAGCAGCGTTCCAAGCAAGTACAGGACATACACACGATGGTACAGACAACGAAGGTGGTCCTATCACCAAACTACTTGGCACTGCTATTACAGTAGGTGATGGAACTGCAGGTACAGACATAACAGTTACATTTGATGGTGAGACATCTGATGGTGTTCTTAAATGGATGGAAGATGAGGATTATTTTGAATTTAGTGATGATATACTTATTGCTTCTACAGAGAAGTTACAATTTAGAGACACAGCAATATACATCAATTCTAGTGCAGACGGACAACTAGATTTAGTAGCAGATACAGAAATACAAATTGCTGCAACAACCATAGACATGAATGGTAATGCAGATATATCAGGTAACTTAGGAATAGGTGGTAATCTCACTGTAACAGGAACAACTACATTTAATGGTGGCACAATGACATTAGGTGATGCTGCTACAGATAATGTTGTTTTTGGTGCAGATGTAAACAGTTCAATTATTCCAAATACAGATGACACTTATGATTTAGGTTCTTCTAGTCAAGAGTGGAGAGACCTTTACGTTGATGGTACTGCTTATATAGACACTTTAAATCTTAATGGCACTGCAGTAACATCTACTGCAGCAGAGTTGAATATCCTTGATGGTGTTACTGCAACTGCAACAGAATTAAATATACTTGACGGGGTAACTTCCACAACTGCAGAATTAAATATACTTGATGGGGTCACTTCAACTGCATCAGAACTAAATATTCTTGATGGTGTAACATCTACGACTGCAGAGTTAAATATACTAGACGGAGTAACTGCTACTGCATCAGAGTTAAACATTTTAGATGGTGTAACTTCAACAACTGCAGAGCTTAATATATTAGACGGAGTAACATCCACTGCTACTGAATTAAACATAGTAGATGGTGATACTTCTGCAACATCAACTACACTTGCAGATGCAGATAGAGTTGTAGTTAATGACAATGGAACAATGGTTCAAGTTGCATTAACTGATTTTGAAACTTATTTTGAATCTGCGTTAGACACGTTATCAAATGTAACAACAGTAGGTGCATTGAATAGTGGTTCTATTACTTCAGGTTTTGGAAGTATTGATACAGGTTCATCAACTATAACAACTACAGGTTTGATTACAGGTGGTTCATTAGATATTGATGATGTTGTTATAAATGGAACTACAATAGGACACACTGATGACACAGATTTAATAACTCTTGCAAATGGCGTGGCTACAGTTGCAGGTGAATTATCTGTAACTACTCTTGATATTGGTGGCACAAATGTGACATCAACTGCAGCAGAGTTAAATATATTAGATGGTGTTACTGCCACTGCGACAGAACTAAATATCCTTGATGGTGTTACATCCACAACTGCAGAATTAAACATTTTAGATGGAGTTACAGCCACAGCTACAGAATTAAATATATTAGATGGAGTAACTTCTACCACAGCAGAATTAAATATACTCGATGGTGTTACTGCCACTGCATCAGAGTTGAACATACTCGATGGTGTTACATCTACAACTGCAGAGTTAAATTTAGTAGATGGCTCAACTGCAGGAACAGTTGTAGCTTCAAAAGCAGTTGTTGTTGATTCAAACAAAGATGTAAGTGGATTTAGAAATGTAAGTATGACAGGTGACTTAACAGTTGCAGGTGATAACATTACTATGGGTACGAATACTGCAGGACATTTACTTGTAGGAGGTGGTAGTAACTTTGCTCCTACAGCAGTCGGTGATTTAACAGAAATATCTACAGTTGCTAATGATGATGTTTTACTAGCAGTAGACACTTCAGGGGGTGGTCTTAAAAAGATTGCAAGAAGCACTCTTGTTTCAGGATTAGCAACAGGTAACGAAATATCAAATGTAGTAGAAGACACCACACCACAACTAGGTGGAGACTTAGATGTAAATGGTAATGACATTATATCCGTATCAAATGGTAACATAAATTTATTACCTAATGGTAGTGGTAAAGTTATCATGGATGGTAATGGTTCATCAGGTGGTGTATCAGTATCAGATGGTACAATAGATATTAGAACAGGCACAGGTAGTGTTGCTAAGATATTATTTTACTGCGAATCTTCTAATGCACACGCACAAACACTACAAGCACAACCACACTCTGCAGGTGTAACAAATGTATTAACACTTCCGGGTGGTGGAGACCAAGAAATTGTTGGTACTACAGATACACAAACTCTCACAAACAAAACACTAACAACTCCTGTAATAGCAGAGATAGACGCATCAAGTGATTTTACTTTAGATGCAGGAGGAAATATTGAAATTAATGCAGATGGTGGGACTATTACATTTAAAGATGGTGGTTCATCACTAGGAACAATTACATCTAGTGGATATTCAGGAACTGCAGCAGTTGCTACTACAGTAACAGTTTCGGACAGTAATACTAATACAAATTTCCCTGTAGTATTTCACGATGAATCAAATGCTTTATTAGATGATACAGGAGCATTAAGATATAACCCAAGCACAGGCACACTTCTTGTTCCTAATTTATCTGTAGCAGGTACAACAACTACAGTAGATACTGTTACAATGAACGCACAAAATGCTATTGTATTTGAAGGTGCTACGGCAGATGCTAATGAAACAACACTTACGATTGTAGACCCAACTGCAGACAGAACAATTAATTTACCAAACCAATCAGGTACAATACCTGTTTTAGCAGCAGCTAGTAATACTGCTATAACTTCCACTCCTGCAGAATTAAATATTCTTGATGGAGTTACTGCTACAACAGCCGAACTTAACATCTTAGATGGTGTAACTGCTACTGCTTCAGAGTTGAACATCATGGATGGGGTCACTGCAACAACTGCAGAACTCAACATTATGGATGGGGTAACTGCTACCACTGCAGAGCTAAATATCCTTGATGGAGTTACTGCTAGTGCTACAGACATCAACTTAATAGATGGCATTACAAACGGAACTGTAATAGCAAGTAAAGCTATCATAACTGATGCTAACAAAGATATATCAGGTGGTAGAAATATCACAATTACAGGTGAGCTTGACGCAGCTACCTTAGACATCAGTGGTAATGCAGACATAGATGGCACACTTGAAGCAGATGCAATCACAGTAAATGGAACTGCATTAAATACTGTTATAGCAGGTGTTACTGTAACAAACGCAACTAACTCTGCTCACGTATTAGTTACGGATAACGAAAATACAAACGAAGAAAACTTAATTACTTTTGTAGAAGATGCTACATCTAGCACAGGTAATGTTGGACTAGAGATGGATGGTAACCTAACTTACAATCCAAGCACAGGTAGATTAACTGCTACACAATTAGCAGGTACATTACAAACTGCTGCACAAGCAAACATTACATCATTAGGAACACTAACATCATTAACAGTAGATGATATTACTATTAATGCTAGCACTATATCTGATAGTGGAACTATGACATTAGATATAGGTGGAGTTTTACAGCTAGATAGTAGTGATGGTCAAATTAGATTAGAAAGAGATGGAACAGAGTTTTTGAGGTTTCAAGAGTCTTCAGGCGATGTAAAAATTAGACCTTTTCAAGATGGTAAAGATATAATTTTTGAACAGAGAGATGGTACTGAAGTAGCAAGAGTTGAAGACAATGGTACGTTCAATGTTGTTACAGACAAACTTGCTATAAACGGAACAGCAATTACATCTACTGCTGCAGAGTTGAATATTCTTGACGGAGTAACCTCTACTACTGCAGAGTTGAACATTCTTGATGGAGTAACTGCAACTGCTACAGAAATAAATAAACTAGATGGGGTAACTTCTACTACTGCCGAACTTAACTTAGTAGATGGTTCAAGTGCAGGAACTATTGTAAATAGTAAAGCAGTTGTGTATGGTTCAAGTGGTGAAGTAAATGCTACAACATTACAAATAGGTGGTACATCAATTACATCAACTGCAGCCGAACTAAACATTCTTGACGGAGTAACCTCTACTGCAGCTGAGTTGAATATTTTAGATGGCGTTACATCTACAACGGCTGAACTAAACATTCTTGATGGAGTAACTTCAACTGCGACTGAATTAAACATCATGGATGGTAATACATCTGCTTCTTCTACAACTCTAGTAGATGCAGATAGAGTGGTAACAAATGATAATGGCACAATGAAACAAGTGGCGTTAACAGATGTTAAAACTTATTTGACTAGTGCAGGTTTTTCAACTGATGACCCTACTGCATTAGCTATTGCATTGGGTTAAAAAATAGGATATAATTATGGCAAATACATTTAAAACAGTAACATTCGCAGCCGAACCTGCTAGTAGTGGTACTCCTTATGTAATGTATACAGTAGCAAGTAGCACAACAACTGTTGTATTAGGTTTAGTTCTTGCAAATATACATACATCTCAGGTAACTGCTACAGTAAGATTAGTTAGTGATACTGCTAACAGAGGTGGTTCAAATAACGTTGCAAATGGAACAAGCATCATAGTACAAGATGCACCTATACCTGTCGGTGGTTCATTAGAATTATTAGCAGGTAACAAAGTTGTACTAGAAGCTACCGACCAAATAACAATAGATTGTTCTGTAGCAGATAAAGTTTCAGGTACATTAAGTATTATGGAGATTACATAATGCCTTATATTGGTCAAAGTCTTAGTGACATTCTACCTACAAGTATATCAATTAATAGTATAACATCTGATGCAGGTACAGGAAGTGCAATAACAATAGGTGCAGGTAATGTGCCTAACACAGATACTGATACAAGTGTTACTGGAAATAAAGCTCCAGACTTTTCACAATATACTAATTTTATTTATACATTGACAGGTAATGTTACATTAACAGACCCCGGAGATGAAGTAGCAGGGCAGTCAGGTATATTTGTATTTATACAAGATGGTACAGGTGGTAGAACATTATCTCATGCAGATGACAGATACTTTACTGCAGGTGGAAGTGCAATCACACTTAGCACTGCAGCAAGTGCAATAGATATTGTACCTTACTTTGTACAGGCAGATGGTAAAATACACTTAGGCAATGCTCAATTAGCCTTTGCAGACGCATAACGGAGAATAATTAATGCCTTATATTGGAACATCCCCCTCAAATGGAGTGAGAAGAGTATTTTCATACACTGCTACTGCAAGTCAAACTACTTTCAGTGGTGCAAGTAATGAGGGTGCAAGTCTTGCTTACGCAGACACTACATATATAGATGTATATCAAAATGGTGTGTTACTAGATAAATCAGATTATACTTCAACAAATGGCACATCAGTTGTATTAGATACAGGAGCTTCTGCAGACGATGTCGTAGTTATAATTGTTTATGATGTTTTTTCTGTAGCAGACACAGTAAGTAAATCTGATGGTGGTACATTTGATGGTAATGTTACATTTGCAGGTACTGCAACATTTAGTGGTAGTGTAGTAGGAATATCCTCTGCAGCAGATGACATAACTGCAGGAGATGCAGCAATAAATTTAACCACAACAGCAGGAAATATTACTATTGATGCACAAGGCAATGATACTGATATTATATTTAAAGGCACAGATAACAGTTCGGATATTACGATGTTAACTCTTGACGGCAGTGAAGCAGGTGCAGCTACATTTAATGCAGGTGCTACCTTTGGTGGAGCAGTGTTACCTGCAGCAGACGATACACATGATTTAGGCTCTTCTTCAAAACAATGGAGAGACATATATACAGGTGATATAAACTTAAATAACACCAAGACAAGAGATAATGAAGTAGATGGCACTAGAGGTTCTTGGACAATCCAAGAGGGTGCAGATGATTTGTTTTTATTAAACAGATTAAATGGTAAGAAATATAAGTTTAAATTAGAGGAAATGTAATATGGCTTTGATTGTCGGAGGTGTAACTGTTACTGGTACACAAGTATTAGATGCAACAAAATTGTCAGGTAATTTACCTGCGTTAAATGGTTCTTCATTAACTAACCTACCTGCAGCTTCAAGTATTCCTGTTGTAGCTGTAAATACAGTTGGGAGTTATGCTTCATTAAGACCTGACGCAGGTACATCACAAATAACGTATGGTGCTACAAGGGCTAAGGCTAATCTTAGAATATCTGACTCTAATCTCTCAAATGGTGGTCATCTTAACATAAGTGGAACATGGAGACATCATGGTTATGTAACTGGAGGTGCTTATATGGCTATTTGGCAAAGGATTTCATAATGACAATTAAAATAGAAAAAATTGGAGCAACATTAATAGGTGCTAAAAATCCAGTTTGGGCAAATGAAGAACAAACTTTAATACAATTAGATTGTAAATTTTCTCACTACGCTGCTATAGGGATAACAGAAAATAATGGATATATTGCTTTTACAGCAGACCCAAATGACCCTGAAGAGCATGGTAGACAAATTTATGCAAATGCAGTCAATGGTGACTATGGCACTGTTGGAGCATATGTAGCACCTGAAGGAGATTAATAATTGACAGGTCAAGGTTCATTTTGGTTTGGAACTTCACCTTTTTATCCGGGTGTTGCTACAAGGTCATTAAGATTTGATGATGGTGATTCTGCTCATTTAACCTTTACTCCAAGTTCAGCTTCATCTGCTGCAGATAGAAGAAAAATAACTCATTCAGTATGGATTAAAAGAGGTAACATAGGAACTTACCAAACTATATACAGTTCTACTAAAAGTGGTGGTGGTGATTATTATTCATGGAGATTTAATGATGATAACACCATGACTATTTTTTTAGATGTAGACGATAGCAATTTTGCATACGATGGAACTGAAGTTTACCGAGATACTAGTAATTGGTATCACTTCGTTTTAATAATTGATACCACGCAAAGCAGTGCATCTAATAGAATCAAACTTTATGCAAATGGTGTACAACAAACTTTATCTAATAAATATGGAAGTGATGTCTCTCAAAATTTTGAAACATATGTTATGGATGGCACTGAAGATGCTATAGGAGAATTTAATTTTAATAACACTGTATATTTTGATGGATATATGTGTGATTTTATAACTACTGTAGGACAAGATACTTCCATTAGTGATTTTGGTGAAACAAAAAATGGAGTTTGGATAGCAAAAGATTATAGTGGTTCTTATGGTGCTAATGGATTTAGATTACAATTTGACCAAACAGGCACAGGTACAGCATCAGCGTCTACAATAGGTGCAGATGTAAGTGGTAATACAAATCATTGGACTTCAAATAATTTAGCTGCAAGTGATAGCAATTTACCAGATAGTCCTGAGAATAACTTTGCTACTATGAATCCTTTACAAAATATTGGAATAACTCATTCTGAGGGTAATTTAGATGTTAATGTAAGCTCAGGTTTTAAAACAGCAAGAAGTACTTTTTATGTATCTTCAGGTAGATGGTATTGGGAAGTAAGAGCTACTGATGCAGGGAATGGATTTATAGGTGTTTCTTCAGAAGATGAAGCTGTAGCTAGCAGAGGTGGTGAAGATAGTGGTAGTGCTGTCATGTCTTCTGCTGATGGAGATATTCGTACAGGTGGAGATGAAAGTACGTCTTATGGAAATTCTGTTACAGATGGAGATGTTCTTGGCGTTGCTTTAGATATGGTTGACGGAAAATTATATATTTCAGAAAATGGAGTTTTTCATAATTCAGGAGACCCTGTTAATGGCACTAATCCTGCTGTTTCAAATTTAACAAAAGCTGTATCCCCAAGTGTAGGTCTATATGATAATGAAGATTAT